ATTGATGATGGATTCCTTGACTTCGTTCAGCATGGCGATGGCCTTTTGCATTTCTGCTGAATCGCCGAAAGCCACCGTCGCCGGATTATGAATCATGAGCATGGACACCGGCGAGACCAGCACCTTTGTACCGGCCATAGCGATGACAGAGGCCGCCGAAGCCGCGATGCCATCAATCTTCACGGTGACATTGCCCTTGTAATCCATCAGCATGTTGTAGATTTGGGCTGCTGCGACACAGTCGCCGCCCGGAGAATTAATCCAGACCGTGATGTCGCCGGTGCCCGCATTCAGCTCATCCTTGAACATCTGCGGGGTGAGGTCATCGTCAAACCAGCTTTCCTCGGCGATGGTTCCGTTCAGGAACAGTGTCCGTTCCTGCACTGTCTCCATCGTCTCCTGATTCGTTACCGTCTGATTCTTCCACTTCCAAAACTTCTTCATCGGAATCTTCCTCCTTTCCCGCAGCAGAAGTCGCCGCGAAGATACCGGCATCCGCCAGCTTGGTCATGTTGCCGTTGATGAGATACAGGTCACCGCCCAGCTCAGGCGGGATGCGGTCGAGATTTTCGAGCTCCCGGATGTCATTGGCGGACATCCAGCCGTTCTGTCTGGCTGTGGCATAGCCGCTCATCCGGCTTTGGTAGTCGCCGCGCAGCAAGCCGTCCACATTGAATTTGACAAAGAACGTCGCCTTCTCCGTCTCGGACAGGAGCGACCGGTTCAGGGACTGCTCCCAGCGGACTATCCACGGCTCCAGCGTGTACTTCACAAATTCCAGAGACTGTTGCTCGATATTGGAAAAGCTCGACTTTTCCAAATCACCGACCATGTGGGGCGGCACTCGGAAAATTCGAGCTATCTCATCAATCTGAAATTTTCTGGTCTCAAGGAACTGCGCCTGCTCCGGGGAGATGGAGATAGGCGTGTACTTCATGCCTTCCTCCAGAATGGCAATCTTATGAGAATTGCTGCCGGAGAAGCCCTTATTCCAGCTCTCTCGGATGGCGTCCGGATTCTTGACTGTGCCGGGGAATTCCAGCAGGCCGCCCGGAGTCGCACCGTTGGCGAAGAACTTAGCGCCGTACTCCTCACAGGCAATCGCCATACCGATAGAGTTTTTCGCCATCGCAATCGGCGAATAGCCCACCAGCCCGTCAAAGCCGAGGCCCGGAACATGGAGGACGTCTCTTGGCTTCAGAACGACCGTGCCGGTCTTCATCGTCGGCGCGTCCTCGTTACTCATCTGGTAGCTGTAGTAGAGCTGACCGTGTTCATCCCGGTCTACTGTCATGCGGTTCGGCATGAGCGGATACAGCGCGATGACCTCACCTTTGCCGTTCCGGATGATTTGCGCATAGGCATTGCCCCACAGGAGCAGATGCGTCATGAGGGTCTCCCGGAACACGAAGGAAGTCATCTCCGGATTGGGTTCATCGTGGAGCAGCCGGTAGAGCGGATGCGTGAGCGCCTTCTCCTTGCTCCCGGTATCCATATATCGATACAGGTGGACAGGAAGGCCCGCGATAGATTCGGACAGGATGCGCACACAGGCATAGACCGCCGTCATCTGCATGGCCGAGCGTTCGTTGACCTGCTTCCCGGAGGTGCTGTTTCCGAAGAAGAATCGGTACCCGCTGCCGGATGTACTGTTGGTGGGGTGGTCTCTGGATTTGAAAAGTCCACTGAAAATACCCATTGGGTCACCTCCTAAATGAAGAGGATGCCTCTGCTGTCATAAACAGAAGCACCACTGTCGTTCCCACAGCGGATAGCGCGGTCGAGGCCCATGATGGTAGCGACTGCGCCGTCTATCTTTTCTGTGGATTTCTCTTTGTCTGCTTTGATGTTGCCTGCCGGGTCGGTACGGATATAGATGTTATCCATCATCCAGCGCAGCACCGGATGCCCGCCGTGGGCAATCTTCTGCTCCAAGGTCAGCTTCATGAGTTCCTTGGTGGGCGGGCTCATATCCTTGAAGCCCTGACCAAAAGGCACGACTGTAAAGCCCATACCTTCGAGGTTCTGCACCATCTGCACGGCTCCCCAGCGGTCGAAGGCAATCTCTCGGATATTGAACCGCTCTCCCAGCCGCTCGATGAATTTTTCGATATAACCGTAGTGGACAACGTTGCCCTCCGTAGTCTGGAGATATCCCTGCCGTTCCCAGACGTCATAAGGAACGTGGTCGCGCCGGACGCGGAGGTCAAGGGTCTCTTCCGGTATCCAGAAGTATGGGAGCACGATGTATTTATCCTCCTCATCCATCGGCGGGAACACCAGTACAAATGCCGTGATATCCGTTGTGGAGGATAGGTCGAGGCCGCCGTAGCAAACGCGCCCTTCAAGGTCATCTTCGTTGACCGGGAATGCGCAGGCGTCCCATTTCTCCATCGGCATCCAGCGGACGGCCTGTTTGACCCACTGGTTGAGCCGCAGCTGCCGGAAGGAATTCTCCTCGCCGGGATTCTGTTTGGCACTCTCGCAGGCAGCCCGGACTTTATCGATGCCTACCGTGATGCCGAGAGACGGATTGGCTTTCTTCCAGACCTTCGGGTCTGTCCAGTCATCCGATTCATCTGCACCATAAATGACAGGATAGAAGGTCGGGTCGATTTTGCGCCCCTCCAGAATGTCCTTGGCCTTCTGGTGCGTCTCATAGCAGATGCTGTTGGTATCCGTCCCGGCTGTGGTAATCAGGAAATAGAGCGGCTGCATCCGGGCGTCGCCGGAGCCCTTGGTCATGACGTCAAAGAGTTTCCGGTTGGGCTGGGTATGCAGCTCGTCAAATACCACGCCGTGGATGTTAAAGCCGTGCTTGGAATACGCCTCCGCTGACAGCACCTGATAGAAGCTGTTGGTGGGCTGAAAGATGATTCTTTTCTGGGAAGCCAGAATCTTCACCCGCTTATTGAGCGCAGGACACATACGCACCATGTCGGCGGCCACATCAAAAACAATGGTCGCCTGCTGGCGGTCAGCTGCGCAGCCATAGACCTCAGCCCGCTCCTCGCCGTCGCCGCAGGTGAGCAACAGCGCAATGGCAGCGGCCAGTTCTGATTTGCCCATCTTCTTGGGTATCTCCACATAGGCCGTGTTGAATTGTCGGTAGCCGTTGGGCTTCAGGATGCCGAACAGGTCGCGGATAATCTGCTCCTGCCAGTCGATGAGCTCAAAGGGCCTTCCCGCCCAGGTGCCCTTGGTGTGGCACAGGCACTCGATGAAATTCACAGCATAATCCGCAGCGACCTTATCGTAAACGGAGTCCTTGGCCTTGAATGCCGTGGGCTTATATTTCTTCAGCTTTCGCAAGTCATCACCTCCAACGGGCATAAAAAATGACCTGCCATCAGGCAAGCCGTCCTATCGTTCTATACGAGAGACAGAGCCTTGCGGCTCCGCTCTTCGGGAATTCCCGACTCAGTTGTAGTTTTCCAGCAGGATGCAGTAGGCCATCCGGGTCGGCATATCGTCCTCGGCGGGCTCCACATCCCAGCCCCTGTCGTAGTTGGCGGTGATGACACCGTCCACCTTAATCATGAGCTTGCTGATTCTGCCGCCGTTGATGCCGTAGGTCTCGCTGGGCTCCTCGTAGTGCTTGACCCAGTAATGGCAAACTGTGTTTTTGCCCTTGTCCTTCGCGTCCGGGATTCTGATGGTTCCTTCGCTCCACATGGTTCAGCCCTCCTCAGTTCTCAGCCTTGAGGACGTCCACCAGCCATTCGGCTTCCTTGTGATATTCGCCGGTGGCCTTCTCCAGAACGCTGCTGTCCTCGTCGATGTAGTGCAGGTGCTTGCCGACCTTAACGAACCGGGCATCTTCGTAGCCTTCGAGGTCGGTGCGGTAGACCTTCGCGCTGCGGCTCTCGCCGTCGTAGCTCTTACCGTCCCAGCCGTTGAAGGTGAACCGGACGCTCTCGCGGGTCTTGGTGAAGTGTGCCTCGAAATCCGCTCTGGTAATCGCGGTGTTGTACTCCCGCAGGCTGAAGGCGTTTCTCATCTGGTAAAGGTTTTTCATGTTCGTGTCCTCCGTATTTGTGGTGTTTTCCCTTTCGGTGACTGTATATTCGCTCTAAAAGCACATAATAGCAAGTCAATTATCGGGAATATACTGAACAAATATCGCGGAGGGTTATTGTGTACTATACGGCCAAAAGAGCCATCCGGCTCTCTTGGCGGCAGGGCTTACTCTTCGCCGTACATGATGAAGTGAACGAACTCTTTGCGGTGCTCCTCCAGGTAGCAGACCAGCTCATGGAAGTCCCGGTCAAAAGCGAGGCGCTGCACCATTGGGATATCGAACATGTTGGTCAGGCCGGTGTTCCGGATGGCGAGAATCTGTTCCCGGATGGTCTCAGTCATCGGAATCCACCACCTTCCTGCAGCGGTCGATGCCGTAGATAACATTCAGGCCGGAGCCGTTGTCCCAATCGACCATGATGCTGCCGGTATCATCGACTCCAATGACGGTTCCTCTGGTTCCCACCGGAGGAGCCTGCGCATCGTCCATCTGGGTCAGCTCCACACGAGTGCCGACCGGGTATGTCTGGCGGAGGTGATCAATGACAGCTTTATTGGGAAACCGCATCGTCTGTCACCTCCATTCGTTTGGCACCGGATTTGAAGGCGCTGGAGCCGGAGAGGTTCCGGAGCAGGATTTTCCGGTCGGTCTTGTAAGCATCCCCGATGAAGCCCAGCCGGAGCAGGAAGCAGCGGAAGGCATACTTCTCATTGTCAACCGGCTTTTCCTTTGCAGTGATGCGCTTGGCATCCTTGGACATCCGGCAGAGTGCGGCAATGAAGTGGGTGTAGGCGGTGGCTTCCTCCGGCTGCGGCTCGGCGAACCACGGGAAGGTGATGCGGTCTTCCTCAAGCTCGAAACGCAGGTCGTCGATGCCCAGCGCCTTTTTGATGAGGCTGCCCTTGGCGTCCAGCAGCCTGGTCAGGTTCCCGACCTGAACCTTATCGAGCGGAACCGCAATCGTAAGGCCCACGTCTTCCTCCTGAGCCGCTTCCTCCGGCTCCTCGGTCGTTTTCACCGGTGCCTCGCAAGCGAAGCCCGCAGCCGCGATGCCCTCCAGCACCCGCTCGACCTCCTCGCTGTCGGCGCGGTCGTCGAAAAGCAGGGTGCCGTCCTTGGTGACGGTGAAGTAGTCGATTTCGTAGTTGCAGGTCGGCATGAACTTGTAGACTGCCTTGGCTCCAGTGATACCGGAGATGACTTTGACCAGCTCCTTGCGCCGGTCGCCGGTTACGTTGTACCTGATTTCCATGGTGAAATCCTCCTGTGTATGTTTTCCCCGTTCAGGGTAGTCACATATTCGCTCTACAGGCACAGAATAGCAAGTCAATTCTGAAGCATAAATCCGACAAAGATGTGCCTTGGAACGTGTGTAATAGTGACAATCAGGAGGCGGGTTCGATTTCCTTCACCAGCGCCGTGTAGGGCAGCTTTTCGCCGTCGCGGATGACGTATACACCATCAGCGTTTCCTGTGTCATCCACATATCTGCGAAGGATGACAGATGCGTACTTTTCGTCGAGTTCCATCGTGCAGCAGGTGCGGTTCATCTGCTCACAAGCCATGAGCGTAGAACCGCTGCCGCCGAAGGTATCGATGACGATGGCGTTCTCCTGCGTGGAGTTTCCGATAGGATAGCCCAGCAGGTCGAGCGGCTTACTGGTCGGGTGATTTGCGTTCCGCTTGGGCTTGGCAAAATTCCAGATGGTAGTCTGCTTTCGGTCGGAGTACCACGGATGCTTTCCGTTCTGCATGAAGCCATAGAGCACCGGCTCATGCTGCCACTGGTAATCCGAGCGCCCCAAAACCAGCGAATCCTTCACCCAGATACAGCATCCGGCGAGATGGAAACCAGCATCGATGAAAGCCCTGCGGAAGTTGAGGCCCTCGGTATCTGCATGAAAAACATAGGCGGCACCACCGTTTTCGAGGTGGTCGGCCATGTTCTTGAAGGAGTCGAGCAGGAAATGGTAGAATTCCTCGTCCTTCATGGAGTCATTCTGAATGGTCAGGCCACTGGAGCTCTTGAAGGAAACGCCATAGGGTGGGTCGGTCAGAATGAGATTTGCTTTCCGGCCATCCATGAGCGCTGCCACATCCTCGGCGCTGGTGGCGTCACCGCACATGAGCCGGTGTCTGCCGACTGTCCAGATATCACCACGCTTCACAAAGGCTGCCTTCTCCAGCGCAGCACTCAGGTCGTAATCGTCATCTTCCGCGTCAGAATCGTTCCCGTCCTTGAACAGGTCAGCCAGTTCCTTCTCGTCAAAGCCGGTAAGGGAGACGTCAAAGGCCTCGCCCTGCAGCGCTTCGATTTCCACCCGGAGGAGTTCTTCATCCCAGCCTGCGTCCATCGCCATGCGGTTATCGGCGAGGATGTAGGCTTTTTTCTGCGCCTCGGTCAGGTAATCCACAAAGACACAGGGCACTTCGGTGATGCCTTCCTCCTTGGCGGCAAGCAGACGACCGTGACCGGCGATGATGCCATAGTCACGGTCGATGATGATAGGGTTGATAAAGCCAAATTCCCGCAGCGACGAGCGGAGCTTCATGACCTGTTCCGGCGAGTGCGTCCGGGCATTGTTGACATAGGGTACCAGTTTGCTGACGGGCACCAGCTGCATATCAGTCGTTGTTTTCATACGAGCCCCCATTCCGCGAACTTCTCAAAGCCGCCGACAGAACGGATATAGTTTCGACAGATTTCGACGATTTCCGAATATGGCCTGCCGTCCACGGTGTCATCCCCGATAGCGCAGCAGAGCTCCACGGGCTGGCCAGTCTCCTGCGCCTTGAGGAAGGCGTAGACGTTCACGGACACATCCGCTTTCGAGAGGTCTTTCCCATGCAGACCGCCGCCGGTGACACCGTCCGCCATATCGGAGCCCAGCTTCCGGTTGGTCGCGCCGGAATCCACATTTGTGCCGCCC